AGTTTTGTGAAGATCGTGGATATGACATTTCGATACCAGATGAAATGGAACCAAGAACTGATGTTCCAGACGGTTATGTAGAAGAACTTGCAAAAGAAATAGGCGCAAAACTTCAGCCAAGAGATTATCAAATTCAATATGTTTTGAATGCACTGAGAAATAATAGGTCTCTTTCGTTATCTCCTACTTCTTCTGGTAAGTCTTTTATTATCTATCTTATTCAACAACACTATTGGAGAGCCTTTGAACATAGAACTCTTGTTATTGTCCCTACCATTTCTCTCGTGCATCAGATGGCTGGTGACTTTATGGATTACGGATGTCCTCAAGAAGAAATATACAGAATACAAGGCGGCGTTAGTAAAAATACTGATTCACCTATTGTCATTTCGACATGGCAGTCTCTTGTCAAGCAACCAAAAGAATGGTTCGACCAATTTCACGTCGTTCTTGGTGATGAAGCACACAACTTCCAAGCAAAATCACTTACAACGATAATGGAAAAACTCACAGATGCACCTTACAGGCATGGCTTTACTGGTACTATATCTTCAGAATCTAAAGTACACAGACTTGTCCTCGAAGGAGTATTTGGTCCAATCAAGCGTTTTGTCACTACTAAAGAACTTATGGATGAAGGCACAGTCGCTGACTTCAAAATTAAAGCATTAGTTCTTTCGCATTCTCCAGAGACTCGACAGGTTTTTAAAACTGCGCTCAAGCCTTTGAAGAAGCAACAAAGATATGCTGCAGAAAAAACATTTCTTCACAACCATACAAAGCGCAATTTATTCATAAGAAATCTTGTGTGGTCTTTAAAAGGTCAAAACAATTTAATACTTTTCAATCAAGTTGAGACTCATGGTAAGCTGTTAGAACCCCTGCTTCGCAGAGACGATCGCGTCTTGCACTTTGTTCATGGTGGCGTTTCTGGTTTAGATCGTGAAGAGGTTCGCAAAGTTGTAGAAAATGATCCAGAGAAAAAACACGATATCCTGGCTTCAAGTGGAACTTTTTCAACAGGTGTGTCTATTAAGAGGATTGACAATGCTATATTCGCAGATTCTTACAAAGGAGAAATCAAAGTGCTCCAATCAATCGGACGAACTCTTCGAAAGGGAAATGGATCAGATGAAGCAACACTTTATGATATTGCCGATGATCTTTCAAGCGGATCGTATACTAACTATACTCTTCAACACTTTAGAAGCAGAATAGATATTTACTCATCTGAACAGTTTGAATTTAAAATCTATACCATTAATTTGGAATAACTATATTCCTTTTTATGAATGATAATTCAATTATAACATATGTAGAGAATTTGTCAACTACTTTGTTTGATTTACTCTAACTATTTTTATTGACATTTATCAAAAAATGGTATATTATTAAAATAATTATAATAAAATGAAAGGCGCGGCGCATGGCTAGGCGAGCAAAAAGGAATTATGTTAATAATCCAGACTTTCTAGAAGCGTTAATTGAATATAAAAGACAGTGTAAAGAGGCAGAAGATTCTGGTGAAGATCTACCAAGAGTTCCAAATTATGTCGGAGACTGTATATTTCAAATAGCGAATAGATTGGCGACTAAACCCAATTTTTCTGGGTACACCTATAAAGAAGATATGATTATGGACGGCATTGAAAATTGCCTTCTTTATATCGGTAATTTTGATCCTGAAAAATCATCAAATCCATTTGCATATTTTACACAAGTTATTTGGTTTGCTTTTCTAAGACGTATTGCAAAAGAAAAGAAGCAACTATATGTAAAATACAAATCATCACATCAAACTATTGCAATGAGTGGCACATTTGATGGTGGTGAAGATCTTCATATGCACTTGAACACGAGTGCCGACTATATTGATAGTTATATCGAAGATTACGAAGAAAAACTCAATAAGAATAAGAAAAAAGAAGTTAAAGTAGAAGAAACAGATAATGCAGAGCGTGATGAATGAAAATAGCTATAATCACAGATATGCATCTTGGAGTGCGTGGTGATTCTCAGGTATTTCTAGATCACCAAGAAAAGTTTTTTACGAATACATTTTTTCCATATTTAGATGAACATGGGATTAAAATAGTTTTAGATTTAGGCGACACTTTTGATAGAAGAAAATATATCAACTATGTAACACTAAAACGAGCAAAAGATTTTTTCTTTGACCAACTTGATAAAAGAAATATAGAGTATCATGCCGTAGTTGGAAATCACAGCGTTTATTTTACCAACACGAATGAAGTAAATTCTATGAATTTATTACTACCAGAGTATAGAAATTTTCATGTTTACGAACACGAGCCTATTGAGTTGACATTTGGTTCATCTCGTGTTATGATGGTACCGTGGATAACTAAAAATAACGCACAAATTTGTGTAGATATGATGTCATCTTCAAAGGCTCATGTTCTTATGGGGCATTTTGAAATTAAAGGCTTTGAAATGCTGAAGGGTTCTATATGCGATCACGGTATGGAAAAAGAAGCTTTTAAAGGTTTTGAGTCAGTTTATTCTGGTCACTTCCACCATCCATCTGAGTATGATAACATCAGATACTTAGGTGCTCCGTATGAAATGACTTGGTCAGACTATGCTGGAAAACGTGGATTTCATATATTTGACAGCGAAACTCGTGACATTGAGTTTATTGCAAATCCTTATCGTGTATTTCATAAAATTGAATATGATGACTCTGATATGACAATTGAAGATATTGCGGCTATTGAATCTGATGTACTAAAAGATACTTACATTAAAGTTATTATAAAGAATAGATCTAATCATTATCTATATGATCTATTTCTAAATAAGCTATCTGATTCCGGAGCAACAGATGTAAAGTCTATAGAAGATTCTCTTAATCTCGAATCTTCAGGAGTAGAAGAAATACTCGACGAAACTAAAGATACAAAAGAAATATTACATAATTACATTGACTCTATAGAAACTGCTATTGACAAAAAGAAAGTTAAAGTTATTATAGATGATCTCTACTTGGAGGCTTCTTCAATACAATGATAGTTCAATTTAAAAAGATACGTTACAAAAACATTTTGTCGACTGGTAATGTGTTTAATGAAATAATTTTAGACAAAAGTAAGACTACATTGGTGAGTGGTTCAAATGGCAGTGGTAAATCTACTATGTTGGATGCCATTGTCTTTGCGCTATACGGAAAGCCATTTAGGAAAATAAACAAACCACAACTGATGAATACTATCAATCAAAAAGAATTGTTAGTAGAAATAGAATTTTCTGTTGGAGTGAATGATTTTATAGTAAAAAGAGGTATGCGCCCAGGTATATTCGAAATTTGGAAAAATGGCGAAATGATAAATCAGGACGCTGCATCTCGTGATTACCAAGAATACTTAGAAAAGAATATTCTCAAACTCAATTATAAGTCATTCAATCAGATTGTTATACTTGGAAGTGCAACTTATGTTCCCTTCATGGAACTTTCAGCGGGCGCAAGACGCGAGATTATCGAAGATCTTTTAGATATTCAAGTTTTTAGCACCATGAACATTTTGCTGAAAGAGAAAATATCAGACAACAAAACACAAATTTCTGAAAATAACTATGAGATACAGCTTGTTAAATCTAAAATAGAATCTGCAAAGGAACATAGTGAATCAATACTTAAAATTAAGCAGATAGAAGTAGATAAAATACGCGAAAAAATGCAAGAGCATATAGACAAGGTAGTAAGTGAAAAGACTGAAATTGAAAAGATTGAAGAACAAATTTCAGCTCTCATTGCAACAATACAAGATAAAGCTTCTCAGAAAAAGAAACTGGAAAAGGCTAAATCAATACGTTTAGATTTAGAAAGCACTCGAAGAAACTTTGAAAAAGAACTTATCTTTTATCACGATCATGACAATTGCCCAACATGCAAACAAGGTATTGATCACGACTTTAAAACCAAAACTGTAAATGAAAAATCGGCAAAAAAGATAGAAATAGAAGATGGCATACTTCAGATTGATGCTAAAATAAAAGAAATTGAAGCTCGAATTAATGAAATATCTTTAGTTGAAGATGTAATGCAAAATCATAATCTTCAGATTGGTGAACATCGAGCTCAAGTAAAAATTTCTATGAATGCTATGAATTCTTATAAGAAAGATCTTGATAGTGCCGAAAAGGAAGTTGAAGAAATTGATACTTCTAAAGTTCAAGAACATATTAAGAACCTAAAACAGTTAGAGAAAAGCCAAACAGAACTATTTGATCAGCGTGAAATTTTTGGTGTTGCTGGCGCTATGCTGAAAGATGGTGGTATCAAAACTCGTA